AAACGCATCAACGGCGGTCGTGATCTGGTTGAGGTAGCCGAGCGCGTCCGACGCGCTTTGCGCAGCTTCTGCCGCCTTCTGAGTGGCAACCTGCTCAGCAGTGTCGGCCACGCCTGCGGTGTCGAAAAGGAGGTCGGTGTTGGCGGAAGCCTCAAAGGCTTCGGCGGTGGCAAAGCTCTGGTTGTCGGCGTTGACGATGTAGAGCTTGGTGCCGAGGATCACCATCTCGAGCTGGTTGTAGGTCGTGTGGGTAGCGAAGATACCGCCGGAGCGGAGCACGGGCTGGATGTCGGTCCAGCCCGTGTTGGGATCTGAGTAGATGCCGACACGGATTTGGAGCTGCGAGTTGCTGGTGCGGAACTCGAAGAGGTCCGCGTTGAACTGGCCGCTCGAGTTGAAGATGTCCGACATGAGGTCGGACAGAGACCGACCACCCCGCTCGGCGTGCTCGAGGTAGGTATCGAGAACGTGCTCGCCCGTGTACTCGCTGACAAAGCGAATGCGCTCGGCGCGAGGCCGAGTTGGGGTAAAGCCCTGCGCGTTGTTCTCGGTGTAGTGAGCCATCAGTAGATGCCCATATCCTTCATGTACTTAACAACGGCGGCGCGAGTTGGCTGGCGGGCTAGGTCGTCGAGGAAGCGGGTCATCTCGCCCTCAAGACTGTCGTGCCGCTGGTTGAGCTCGGTCATGGATTGGCGGGCTTCGGAGAGGTAGCCCGTGACGCGAGTGCGCTCGGCTTCGATCTCAGTGCTGAGAGCTTCGAGGATGGTTTGCAGAACGTCGCGCTCTTTGGCGCTCAAGTTCTGTAACTGAGCACGGAGGACAATGTTCTTGCTGGGGTCGAGACGGTTGGTAGCCATGTCACTTCCTGCTCTTGGTGCCACTGCACTTCCAGCGTTTACGGCTGAGACGCAGAGGCGAGTTGGGGTCTTTCGCAGCCTTGGGGTGGCGCTTCATCTGGCCAGCGGATCGACTGCAATAGCTGTCCCCTTTTGAGGTGCCGGGGCGCACGCGGGGGCCGCCGCCTTTGGCGTTCCCGGCCTGCCCGTAGCTGACCTGCTTGCCAGAGGCCGTGACTTTGACCTTGGCTTTTCCTTTGGCTGGCTTGGCCATCACTTCTTCTTCTTCGCGAACTTGCCCGTCTTGTTCTTCATCGACTTGTAGACCTTGGGGTCGATGGTCGATTTGGACTTCGAGCGGGACTTGCCTGCCTTCTTGCGGGCGTTGATGTTGTCGTAGAGACCGCGCGGCATGGGACTACTTCCTCTTGCCGATAACACCGGGCTTGGTCGCGCCGGTCTTGCGGACGGAAGAGGTCTTGCCCGCCTTGGACTTGGCTGGCTTCTTGGCGGGGGCTTTTTTCATGTAACCGGGCATAGTGCGGCTCCTGTTGTTTGGTGCGCGCACTATGGCTGAGAGGGTTCGGCCCTGTCGTCCCGGTCAGCGGGGCATCGGAATGAGGTTTCCGCGCTCTACATCGCGCTGGATGGTCTCGGCCTCTTGGATCTTTCCGGTCGCGCCACGGTCGGCTTGAGCCATGGCCATTTGCTGGCTGGGGCTGAGGCCGTTTTGTTGGAGCTCTTGTGGCGTGATGCGGAAGCGGTCGAGGTCTGAGACGCCCATGGAGCGGATGGCTTCCTCGGTGATCTGAGACATGTCGAACTCCATGTTCAGGCCCGTGGTGTTCATGATCTGGATCATCTGCATCCACACGTTCGGATCGCGAGTTGGCTCGAGCGGAAGTGAGCCGTCAATGACGAGGTAGTCGATGTCACCGTCCAGCATGTTCGGCGTGAAGTCGAGGTAGCCATCGTTGGTGATGGATTGGAGGTTGGCCGGAAGCGACTTGGGGTTCACCTGAACTGAGCCAGATGCGGCGACGGCATCTTGGATGTTGCCGATCATCATGCGGACCATGGGCCGGATGGTCTGGGCGGAGGTCAGGCGGCTGAGTACGCCGAGGCGCTGAGAGCCGAGTTGGGTCAGGCGCTGGATCTCGGTGGCGGTGCGCACGTCGGAGGTGGGCACGCCTTGCTGGGCGTCGGATGCGGCTGAGACGCGCTGCTTGAGATCGGCCATGGCGGCGATGTCGTTGAAGTGGCCACGGGTCACGTCTGGGATCTGACTGATGAACAGGCCCTCGCCGGGGTTTGTGCCGGGGAGCGTGCGCACAATGCCGAAGGGGTTGCGGTCGATCAGGTCGCTGATGTGAATGCGGCTCGGATCGGCGAAGATGAGGTTGGTCATCGTCGCGGAGATGTTGTCGATACGACTGCGCAGCAGGTACGTCGCGATGTGATGCATCGGAAGGAGCAGATCATAAAGGCTCTGCGAGAAGGTCTTGTGGCTGTCGTGGTAGAGGCTGCCAAAAACGAAGGGCAGTTGCTTGCCGTAAGGATTGAGCTGGAAGCGGATGCACACCTCTTCGTCGAGGATGGTCGCGGTCAGGTAGACGGTGCCAGCTTGTGGCATGCCGATCTCCCAGCCCTGCACGCGGAACCAGATTTCGTCCACGGTGCGGGCGGAGCCAAGCTGGAAGGAAGAGCTGTCTTCGGTGGTGGGGTTGAAGACGGGGTCCACGTTGAGACCCTGCATCATTTCCTTGTGGTTCTTGTGGCTGTTCCAGCCGGTGCGAGTGGAGGTCCGGCTCTCACTGAGGGCCGGGTACTTGTTCATCTTGGGGTACAGGCCCGATGAGAGCAGCGCAGAGGTGCTCATGTACTCGGTGCTGACCACAAACTGCATGCGGTCCCACTCGCCCCACTGAACGCGGGGGTCGGGGAAACAGCGGCGTGGGTCGATGTTGACCAGATGGTTGGTGTTGTCGCGCTGGTTCCATACGACTTTGGTCGGGGCGAAACCGTAGCGGATGCCGTCCTGAAGCATTTGTAGGAGCTTGGTCTCGCCTGCCGTGCGGCGCATGTGCTGGTGCAGGATGCGCTCGAGGACTAGAGCGGCGTTCCGGCTCTTGCGGTTGAGGCCCTCCAGCATGAACATCGGATTGCGGCCCGTCAGGGCAGCCATCTGGTAGGTGAGGACGGTGTCCGCGATAGCGCGGGTGTCCGACATGACTGCCTTCTCGCGGAACTCGGTGCTGTCGGGCGGCGTGTAAACGTCGTGCGCGCGGTCTGCTTCGAGCCATGCGTCGTAGCGCTGCGAGATTTTGGCGTAGCTCATCTCGGCGCAGCTTTTGACGTACTGCACGATCTTGCGCTCTTGCTCGTCGGTGAGCAGGTCGCTGATGTCGATATTGGCCTCGAGCGCCTGAGCGTGCTCGCTCAGGTCCGCGATCTGCCGAGTGCTCTCAAGTTGCTCGCTGGCGGACGAGCGATAGTCGCCAAAATATGAAGTAGCCATGGTGGTTGGTGTGACCTAGTTGGCGGAGGTTGTCGTCCTCGGTTAGCGCTTGTGACGAGGCTGGCGCTTGAGGTCGTCGTCGTAGGCGGACATGCCGAAGCCAGCCCACTTCTGTTGGGGGCGTCCGGCCTTGCCGAGTTGGTCGTTGAGGCTGCCGCCGTAGGTGTTGAGGCTGAGAGGGCCTGCGGCGGCGATCTGATCCTCGAACGGCTGAAGGTGCTGGCGGCTGAGGATGTCGATGGTCATGGACAGGGCGTCCACTTGGTCGTCGTACTTGGCGGAAGGGAAGGCCGTGCATTCTTCGACGAAGGTGTCGAGCCAGTTGGCGCGGCTGGGGAGGAGGACGCGGCCACCCTCGAGGAAGGGCAGTATCGAGTGGACGCGCGTTTCCTTGTCGCCCTTGCCTCGCGGCTGATACGGAAGGACGTTGACGCCGCTCTCCCGGCGCAGCTCCTGAATGATCATGGTGCCGGAGGTGACGGCCTCGATGTAGAAGCCACGGAGCCCCTTGCCGCGCCAGCGGTTGTTGAGATGGACAAGGCGGCGCTTGAGCTCGGGGCTCTCCCAGCGGCCACGGTCCACTTGCAGGATATACATGTCGCCCTGCTGGCTGAGGCCAGCGACGAGGGCCACGGTGTAGTTGGCGCGGCTGGATTTGGTGAAGGCGGTGTCCACGCCGATGATGAGGCTGGCGAAGTTCTCGGGCGTCTGCTCGGGCTCGTAGTAAGTCCAGTAGCTGTCCTTGATGATGCCACCGCCACGGATGTAGGGCGTCTGCTGGTATTGTGCGTGAAACTCGAATGGGCTGAGGCGCTCACGCTTGGCGAGCCAGTCGAGGTCGAAGCCACGTTGGGGCCACAGGGCCTTGTGGATTGTGGTGTCCGGGTAGTTCGTGCCGGGGCCGACGTACTTTTCGTCTTCTTCGAGCTTGTGGAATGCGCCGAGTTTGGTGTGGAGCTCGTGGTTCTCGGGCAGGCTGACGCGAGCGGTGCGCTTGGTGAGTGGCACCTCTTGGCGGGCGGGGATGTTGAGGTGCATCCACTCGTCCTCGTGCCACTCGTCGAGTTCGGTGATGCGGCCCGACAGGTCGTCGGTGTGCCAGCGCG